GGGAGGGAGTATACTCACAAAAACATATAAGGAATAAATTAAAGATATTAGAAAAGGCTCGAGATGAAAATCTTTTTCATGTGCACACACAGCAATCAGGGAACGGGGTACGCGAGGGTAGCAAATAAAATTACAAACTATCTCGCAAACATCCCAGGCATTGAAGTTGTCTACTACGCCTTTCAAAATTATAAGGGACAAGAAATACTAGACCGATTCATTGATCCACGAATCAAATTTTATGATGCGATGGAGTTGGATCCAGTTTCTCCTCGAGGTTTTGGTGATAAGGGTATCGTCCCCGCGATCATTAAGGAAAAGCCGGATGTTCTCTTTCTCTATAATGATATGATGGTCACAAAGTCACTCATGGAATTGATTCCTCAGCAGTTCATGCCACCCGTAAAGTACGTCTACCTCGACATTGTCTATCCATGGCAAGATATTGCCGTGTATGAACATTTGAAAAAATACAATTTTGATCAAATTTTTGTATTTTTGGAGTGTTGGCAAAAACACCTTGTCGATGACATTGGGTTCTCTAAAAATGTTGTTTCTGTCATGAAGCATGGTGTTGACTTTGAACGATTCGTGGACATACCACAAGAACAGGCAAAAATGAAAATTGGATTTAAACCCGATGATTTCCTCGTCGTAAATATGAATAGAAACTCGTATAGAAAGTGTTGGGCCGTCACAATTCTCGCATTTCTAGAGTTTATCAAGCGTCAAGATATGAATCCATCCATAAAGTTATACTGTGGTTGTCTATCTCACACACCAGACGGTATAGATATCGGAAAACGAATCATTGTTGAATGTGCTAAAAGAAATATGGATACCAACAAAGTATTAACACAACACATCTTTATCAATCCAAAACCCCTTCATCTCACAGATGGAGAAGTGAATGTAGTCTATAACGCCGGAGATGTCGGTCTCAACACTGGACATGGTGAAGGTTTCGGGCTCACCACGACAGAACACATCTATTTTGGTCGTCCACAAATTGTGACCGGTGTACCAGCGTTAAAAGAAATCATCGGTGAACACGCACATGTTATAGAACCGAAATTATGGTTACAGGTTGGAACAGAAGAGACGTATGGTGGTGATTTGGCGTACACAGATTATATGGACTTCGCGGAACGCCTTGAATATTGCTACAATAACAGAGATGATCGCCCAGATGTACGCGACATCTTGAAAAAGGAATACAATTGGGAAAATGTATATAAGGTTTTGGATCAATACTTTACAAATGGCACCATATAGTCCACCGAACTCACACTACTCCCAAATGGATGTAAGTAAGTATGATGAAGATCATATATTTGGTTTCATTGGTAAGACTGGCAAACGATTCTACTGGTTGACCCGACTTCTCGGTCTTGATTATCTTTGGTATGACAAGGAAAGAAAAGTCATTGAGATTTGGGGACCGTACTGTACACACCTTAATAAACAATCCGAACATGTCATTGGGTGTGAGTTGGATTTTTTTCAACCTAAGTTAGAGGAGAATCTCTCCATATCTCAAACACAAGAAGATGAGCATGTACAAGCGACCACCGTTGCGTCCTAGAGAGGCTCCTCTAAAGATTCACGAACCTGTGAGACCTCCACCACCAGGGAGTTTTCTTCACAGTGTCATGAGACCTTCACCAACTGAACATTATCAACGATTGAAACAACCAGTGTATGCAAAAAAAGATTACCTCAATCTTTTGAAAAAGAACTACGAAGCACATGGTCTTGAATACAAAGAACCTGATATTCCCGAGTATATCCCATGTCACAGATCTGAACTCAAAAAGGAGCCGGAGATCGTACTTGGTGATTGGATTTACATGAAAGTTCGCATTCTTAAAAGTGGTATCATTCGTATAAAGTTTGACACATCTATTTACAATCTCCACGAGAAGTACTACAGTCAATGTAAACTTCCACCACTTAAAAATATTTTACAAGCTTACAAATCCATTGGATTCAGTGAGGAATTTCTCGACAAAATCAAAAAGAAGTTTGCAAGAAAAGTTGAACAACAGAAGCGAATAGCAAAGGTTATTGAAGATATATTCAATAAAGAACCTGTCAAAAAACCTAAAAAAGTAAAAAAGAAGGAAGTAGAAGAAATCGTTGAGGATGAAGAAGAAATCAACGAAGACGACGACGAAGAAGAAGAAGATGATGTCCCAGATGAAGATGGTGGTATGGATGTTGAAGTTGAGGAAGACCCAGATGAACAACCAGAAGAAGATGAGGAGGCGTATATATCGGATTAGGTGCGTTTAATTGGTGGAAGTCTCACACCGAGAGACCGGAGAGAATGTCTCTTTTCTCTCGTCAGTTCAGTGTCAGGATCTTTTTGATATTCCAACCATATGAATAAGTCTGGAGTTCCATCAACTTCTGAAAGTATATCAAGATGTTTGTGGGTTCTGTGAAAGTTGTTTAGTTTCATAAACATAGTGATCCATTGGTCATCTGAGGGGTATATCCATTCATCTTTATTTGTGGGATCTTCTAGATAATTTATAGCACGTTGTAAGAATATGTCATAATATTCATTATAATCGTAGTCTCTCACTTCGACCATCGGTGGATCAATGAGTAATTCTAACTCTATGAGTTCCACTGGAAACGCCCATTGTATCATTTCAATCGCATCCGTGCTTGACATGATATATCGGATCATATCCGCCGTGAGTAATCCGCGCTCTCGTTTCTTTTTGTTTTTGTTGTGTCTTTTGCGATTTGAATTGAGGTACTCTTCACGACACAATTCATACGAATTTTCAACTATTATCTCTTGAAGTTCGATCGGTAACGTGTCCCACAATGACCGCTGACTCATCTCCCTTAATATGTCTTGATATTTAAAATTTTAATAACCTAAGTTGATATAATACACACAAAAATTCACTCTAAAATGTTCATCGCAAACGTTGTTGTTGGTGATCATATTCTCGAAAGAGCCTTTTTTTGGAACTTGACAAAAGCTTCGGAATACGCACAAGAAGCGGTGAGACACAAAGTGTGGGAACTTGCAAACGGGCAATTTTATTACGGAAACGTTGAAGCACTGGTATACGAACCGAGATATCTTGAGGCATCCGATTACGAGGATGAACATATTCTTTCTTTCTCTGGACCCATGCGAAATAGCACGAATGTCGTGTGACCAACATGTGGTCAAAATACAGTTGGAGATTGTACAAATGCTCTATATGGCGTGGCATTTTGCTGGACAAGCTGACTATATTGAAAAAAACGCACCGTACGCTAAAGATGGTGTACGACGCGGATATAGACCCGCACACCCCAAACACCCGATGACTATGTGGGTTGCGTCAAGTTTTGAGAACTACATGTACGTGTGTAAAATTGGAATCGCTTTGACTCTTGAGTACACGCGTAGATATAATAAGGTACATACATGTGCTCGCCATCTTATGTGGCTTTGGGACAATCGTCCATCTCACTTTGAAGAGCGTCACAGTGAAACTGCATACTATTCGGACGAGGGTATCCCCGAATGTATGCCTGATCAGTATAGACAATCAAGTATTGTTGATGCGTATCAATTGTATTATATGGTTGAAAAGATGTCGTTTGCCCGGTACAAGTAGACATGTTCAGGTCTCTCTTCGGGATCATCATAGCCGAGTGATTTGAGATACTTTGCAGCCTTGTTATTTTCAAAATCAAATAATTCAACGAGTATCATAGGTGTGTATTTTTTAATAGTATTTTCAGCCCCTTTCAATACCTGAAGTTCATGTCCTTCGACGTCTATCTTGATTATCGATGGGACACCACTATAAAAGTCATCCAATTTGAAACATTCGACTTCTGTTTTTGTTTTTTCGTCAGAACCAGATGTCTTATACATACTCGTTCCTCCGTAGTTTCTCAATCCAGTTTTTTCAACCATATTGGGAAGATACATGTCAACAGTTTCCTTTTTATCGGAAAGTGCGTTTGGTACAACAGTTATTGGGTGTTTCAATTTGTTATTCTCTACATTCAAAGTCACAAGTTTATGAAATATAGGTTCGAATGCACAAACAGGTCCATAATCTGAAAACATCAGGGAATTGTATCCAATATTTGCACCTATATCTAAAATTTCTGTACCTTCTTTGTAATGCTTCTCTACATCTTTTCGCATCCATCCATCCCACTCGTATCCCCGAGCTATACATGGACCTATGTATTCGTCGTCGGCCATGTAAAACACATTATACTTTCCGTTATTTACAGCCTTCACTTGAACTTCCATTTGAGTAAAAAGTTAATTAAAACTTTAACTTGTATATAATAAAACGATGTTTAGCATCGGTCAGAGAGCAGCTATCCCCGCACCCCCAGTACAAATCAAACGGGAGCGTGCGTATCATCCTCGCACTTACAGCGAATTTGTTAAAGGTCTCAAGAATGGTGAACTTCCCGAAGTCATGATTAAACCAAACCAAAGTTTGGCAGTCTTTGAAGATAACGAAGGCAATTATGGTGATGTTCAAATCATTCAAAATCAAGATCTCTGGCAAACTATCGCTGAAAGTGACGCGAATGTTCGGATTGACATGACATCACCCGCGTCCATTTCCGATGCGATCTCCATGGTGTTTCTATTATCTTTCATTTTTTTCATTTTCAGGACTCTCGTGGGTGGTTCGGGTGGTGCTGGACCAATGAATAACCCCTTTCTTAAGAATCAAGATTTTGAGGCTGAACAGGAGATTAAAACCCGCTTCAGTGATGTTGAGGGGATTGACGCCGCCAAAGATGAATTGGAAGAGATCGTGGATTTTCTTAAGCAACCTGAGAGATACTTTGGAAGTGGCGCCAAGATTCCACGGGGTGCCCTCCTCGCGGGTAAGCCAGGTACGGGTAAGACTCTTCTCGCCCGAGCCATTGCGGGTGAATCTAATGTCCCCTTCATCCAATGTTCCGCCGCAAACTTTGTGGAGATGTTTGTTGGTGTGGGCGCCAAAAGGGTTCGCGATCTCTTTGAAGTCGCTCGCGAAAATCAACCATGTATTGTCTTCATTGATGAGATTGATGCGGTGGGCAAGCAACGCAGTGCTGGTGGTATGCCAGCGAATGATGAACGGGAACAAACTATTAACCAACTTTTGACAGAGATGGATGGTTTTGATAATGAAACAGGTATTGTTGTCATCGCCGCGACGAATCGCGTTGATATCCTTGATGACGCGCTCCTTCGTCCAGGTCGCTTTGATCGTAAGATCCAAGTAGCTCTCCCAAGTGTTCGGGGACGCGAGAAGATCTTGGGTGTTCACGCGCGTGATAAGAAGTTGGCTGAAGATGTCAAGTTGAGGAGTATCGCTAAGCAAACGACGGGGTTCTCTGGCGCTGAACTCGCAAATCTCCTTAATGAGTGTGCGATTCGTGCGGTCCGTGATGGTAATGGTGTGATCACAAATGATATTGTGGAAAATGTGTATCAACGCATTGTTGTGGGTGCTAAGGGTGATACAAAGTTTTCCAAACAAAAGAAGGAACTCGTCGCTTATCATGAAGCTGGTCACGCCATCATAGGTGCAATCCTTCCAAATTATGACACTGTCCGTAAGGTTTCTATCATCCCACGCGGCGACGCTGGTGGTGTCACATTTTTCCAACCCTCCGATGAAAATGCCGAGAGTGCGATGTACACAAAGGAGTACCTCACATCTCAAATTATTGTGGCTCTCGGTGGACGCGCCGCGGAAGAAATCATTTATGGCAAAGATCGTATTACCACGGGTGCTTCGGGTGATTACGCACAAGTCTACATGATTGCTCGGGAAATGATGACAACTTATGGTTTCAGTAATTACAATTTTGACTACCGTAAAATGTCTGAGGAAGCAACGCGCCTCGTTGACATGGAAATTGATCAACTTGTGGATCTGTGTTACAAAGAGGCTTTGGCTATTCTTTCTGTACACAAGAGGCAATTAGAAGAACTCAAGGATAAGCTCATAGAGGAAGAAATTGTTGATGGGGAGTGGGTTTATGAAATGTTTCACTCAAAGCCTCGCCATGTGCGTGGTGATTTGGATAGCATTGATCATGCTTAAAAATGAGATGTGATATATTCATAAATGAAGTTTGGTAAGATTTATGGTCGCTTCTTCTTGAAGCAGCATCTTGACCAACCAGACGATGATACCCCAGACTTGTGTACGATTTCTGAACTCATTGAGACATATCCCATGTGGTCAGAATGGATTCATCATGTCCCAGAAAAGAGGGTTCAGCTCTACACTATGTTTGAGACTTCGGATGTTCATCCAGATATTATTGAAGAGATGAAACTTTTTGAAAAGGTTATAGTGCCATTTGACTACCTAAAGGACATTCTTGTGAAGCACGGTGTCAATTGTGAAGCGGTTAATTGGTATACATCTCCATTGGTTTCAAAAAAACCACTTGTTGTGACTAAAAGAAGGAATCCAGAAAAGGTTGTATTCCTCTATGTGGGTACAAACGACATTCGTAAAAATACCATAAACTTGGTGAATACTTTTGCGAAGGTTCTTGAAGGTACGAATCATTTACTTATTATGAAAACAGATAACAGGAAGAATCTTTTAGATTCGCCGAACATAAAATATGTCACAGATAAGATTAGCCTAGACGAGTTGGCGGGTTTGTACAATATCTGTGACTATATGGTGTCCTTCACGAGAGGTGAAGGTGTGGGTCTCCCCATGTTGGAAGCACAGTACTTCAAAAAGCCTGTCATTGCCCATGACCAAGGGGTCTTCCCACACATTAAGAATGAGTCGTGGATTACCCTCCCTTCCCAAGAAGTTCCCATTGACTATACTCATGTTCCCGAGTTTCTAAAGAAGGTGTTCTATGGAACTTGGTGGGAAGTTGACTACGAGAAGACTCAAGAACTCATCATGTCTCTAATCAAATCGTGAATGGTATTCTTTTGTTGCCAACCAATATTCCTAATCTTTGATGCGTCGCCGATAACTGTATCTACTTCGCATGGACGATAAAACTTTGGGGACACCTTAATGAATACTTTGTCATCAACTATACCGACTTCATTTTCAGCTTCACCCTCCCATCTAATCTCTTTACCGACTTCTTTGAGACACAACTCAATGAACCGCCTCACTGAATGGGTCTCACCCGTTGCTACTACATATTCGTCGGCTTCCTCTTGTTGAAGCATGAGCCACATGGCTTCAACATAGTCCTTCGCGTGACCCCAATCTCTCTCTGCGTTTATGTTACCCAATTCAATGAACTCCTTTTCACCCTTCATGATTTGTTTGATACCCTCGGTAATCTTCTTTGTGACAAAGTCTGCACCTCGTCTCGGTGATTCATGGTTGAAGAGGATTCCGGAGCACGCAAACAGTCCGTAAGACTCGCGGTAATTTTTGACGAGCCAATGTGCCGCAACCTTTGAGACTCCGTAGACCGAGCGTGGGTAGAAGGGTGTCTCCTCGTTTTGTGGAGTTTCTCGGACTTTACCAAACATCTCCGAAGTTGAGGCTTGGTATACGCGATACTTTGAAGGATCCGAACTCTGTCTCACACCCTCAAGGATATTTAGGATACCTGTGGTGTTTGTCTCAAATGTATAGTTTGGGCATGTGAAAGATGTATGGACACGGCTTTGAGCTGCCAGGTTATAAATTTCAACTCTGTCGTAATCTTCACAGTCACGGATCATTTTGTGAATGATTGATTGATCAAGGCCATCACCCTCGTATAGTTGAATCCTATTTAGGACAGGTTTGAGATTACCAGTTTCAATGTCGTAGGTTGATCTTCGCACGAGACACTTGAGATCGTAACCCTTTTCCAGTAGGAGCTCACAGAGATAAGAACCATCCTGACCAGTAGCACCCGTGATTATGGAGGCTTTACGACTCATTTATATATGGGCTCACTGTCTCTTTAACTGAATTATTTTGAGTGGGTATATTAGATATGAGTGAGAGACCTCGAAGAAATCCAAAGCCTATTCAAAGAATTGAAAATGAACAGGCTAGAAATGCAGAGGCGGCCGCTGCGAGAGCTGCGGCTAGACCTAAGACTGCCAAGCCAAGGACTGCAAAACCAAAAATCAATAATATACAACCACAAAACAAACGTAACTTGTCTCCTAAAAATGCACAATCCCGTGTTTTAGCAATTCTTGATAGTTTGTCGCAAGGTAAAAATGATAAAATATACAACATGCTCTACTCCATATATAGAGATGCTGCTTCTACTTTATTTACACGCCTTGAATTGGATGATAATGCACTGATTGCATCCATAGAAGAACAGTACAAAGTGGTGAGTGACAATATAAGACAAGCTGGTGGAGCGAAAAATACTTTATCTTTAAATTTTAAAACATCGGATGACAAATTAAACTTCTGTCTCCTCATGTGGTTAGATATGAGTCATGATGGTACAGTTGGCACAAACTTTGAAACTTTTGTGAAAAGTAGTATAGTGAAGACATTTTTGGGTGAAACTATACCTTACAATAAAGATACTGAAATGATGTCACGGATGAAAGGGCTCGGAATTATAACCACCGAAAAAACTAAAAAAGGTGTTGGTAAACTAAAGGGTTTGTGGCCCGGATCGCAGTTTGAGAACAAAATCAAAGTTAATCTACCATATATTTTCGGTGTCAAAGAGCCTATAACAACTATCGCCATTAGCACAAAACTTTCCAATTCAGCAAAAAATCGCGATAATAAACCTATTTATGTCACTATAGATTCTGAAAGTGAATACAAGTCCATTTCTACACTTATTGAAAATGCCAAATACCCCTTCACTACGTCCAATGGTAGAAAAATAACTCGTTATTACCTGAAACCTATTATAACAATCTCTAACCGCGTTGATCCAGGTAGACTCATGCCTATAAAAGGTGTTACCGAAGAATTTTCTAAACTGATGCAAAAGGCTGACAAGTTAAAGTCTACACAGTTGTACAACGTGAAAGATTGTGATTTCAAAGTTGGAAAAACTCGTCTCACATTAGGTACAGCTGGAAGAGGGAAGTTTAATCTTAAAATAAACGGCAGTGAAGTACCTTATGGTGTCACAGCCGGTGAAGCCAAAAAAGCTTCTAATGATAAGGATAAACTTTCCAAATTTTTGGGTGATTTCATGCAGATTTTAACTGTTCTCAGTAAACCTGTCAATCAGCGTATCGTGTTAGGAACTTTAGACGGTGTTTTGTGTGGTATGTATTGTTTCCTTTCAAAGAGTTTAATGAATGAAGAACCCAGAATATTTATTGATATGTCCTTCAAACAACGTAATCAGATAGTCATGTATGGTGTTTCGGACTTAATACAGGTTGGTAAAAACGTTAAGCCACAAGTATCAACTGTCGGAAGTAATTTCATAAGCAATAACAATAATAGCACTGAAGTTTCATCTGGAAGCAACCGCACAGAGGGTGGTGGTAACTCAAATAACAGAGGATTTTTCGGAAGGATTTTTGGTGGAAATAAGAAACCTGCGAACAGTGGTGTTGTCAATAAGAAACCAGTGAACAATGGTGTTCGTAGAATGAATGTCAACAACACTGCGAGTGTTGCTGGATCTAGTAGCGGTAGTGTCTCTAGAAATAACAATAACAACAATGTTACTAGTAACAATAGACGTGGGCAAAAGAGGGTGAGAAATAACAATGCCAATGTTAATCAACCACCAGCTAAGAAGATAAATGTCATGCGTAACAGATTAATCCAAAATCTTAAAAAGAAAAATCTTCCAAACTTTGTAATAAATGGTCTTGTCAAGAGTTATGATAATAAACAAAAGACTGCGAATCAAATCATTAGAGAAGCCAATAATTTTAGTAAGACTTTTACAATGGGTAAGACTGCACAAAGAATTGACACCCTTAGAAAAAGATAAACTTAAAAACTAATACCCCAAAGTAGATAAAGATGGCTCGCAACTACGATACCGAGTCCGACGACGAAGAACCCGATTTTTTTGAAGAATATGATGAAGCCATCAAGGCTCGTGTGAAATCCCTCAAAAAGATTGAAGATGTATTTGACGCAAAGGCTCTCATTGCCCTTTCCGAGAAACTTCCAAAGACCAAGTTCAAGATCTACGAAGATTTCCAAAAGAGGGCGAAAAAAATTGTAGAAGAGATGGACGAGGTCATGAGGGTCTTTGTTGCCGAAGAGCTTCGGGAAGAGTACCTGGCACCACAAGAAGATGATGAGACTGTGGTGTGCGAACACTGTGACCTCGTTCGTAGTGAAAGTGACTATGTAGATTGTACATGCGATAAAGAGAGAATGACCCAATTCGCAGAAGAGATTGGTGCTTGCCTAAGTAACCACTTTTAATACAAAAACCAAACATTTCATGAACACCCTCCTTGAATCCCTTCAAAGTGCGTCGGTCATTAGTAGCATCATATGGTCAGTAGGTGAGATTCATTACCATATTATTAATAATATGTAAAGTATATGCGGCACACACTTGTTACCCTCTCTGTAATTTCTCTTACTTCCCTCGCGGGCGCTGGTGTCGGCGTTGGATCATGGATTGCCATGTCTCAACCTAAGTAAGATAAAGACAAGGGTTTCTATATAAATAATCTAAAATGGCGTGTTGTATGAACTACATCGCCTTTGACTTTGAAACATCAGGCCTACCAAGGGGTCGAAGAAACACTAAAGTAACACACGAAACACTCTCAAACTTTGACGGTTGTCGCGCGGTCAGCCTTAGTGCTGCTCGCTTTTCCCAACGGGGGCGTCTCATTAAGACATTTGACGCGATCATCCGTCCCGATGGTTTCCAAATTGGAGAGGAATCTATCGCAATCCACGGTATCAGTAACGAGAAGGCTCTCAGTGAGGGGCGCCCTTTTCCGGAAGTGTATCACGACTTCATGGAATTCATTGGTCCGAGAACCAAGACCCTAGTTGCTCACAACGCGCAATTTGATACAAGCGTCCTTCAATCAGAGATGCTTCGTCATGGAATACCACTTGAACAAATTGACGATCTCGTTATTCGTTGTACCCTTGAGATGTACAGGGATAGATTCATGGGACCTATCAAACTTACGAAACTCTATGCGGATATCTTTGGTGAAGAGTTTGATAACGCTCACAACTCCCTCGCCGATTCAATCGCGTGTGGCAGGGTGTACCCCTACCTCTTGGGACAGACTGAGCGTACTCTCAAACCCCTTCCCATCAAGAAGGTGATCATTGGGGCGTCTTCTGTGGCATCAGCTATTGGTATCAACCAATACAAGAAACCTCAAGAACTTGTTGAGGAGCTTTGGAAGAAGTACAGCCCCCAAACATTTGAGGGTAAGACTAGGGAAGACGAAGCTCTCCTTGTTCTCAATTCCCTTGAGAGTACCAAGAAGATTCTCAGTGAAGCCGAAAGCTTCAAAAGTGAGACCTCCACAGATGTTCAACAAGAGACGCGAAAGTTGTTTCATCAAATTGAGCATTCAGGTTTACTCCCACAACAGATGGTTCAGGCTAAGGAGCACATCCGAAAGACCCTTGCGACGAACCATGGTACTCGGAACGAAAAGAAGACGGCACAAAATGACAAGATGGCTGCGAACCTTCACGAAGATGAAACCTTTTACAAGTATGATATCTGTGTGATTGAGGGTACGCTCTATCAAATTGTTGGACGCCTTGACCGTATTCAACTTAACGAAGATGGTTCTAGAATGCTCGTGGAAATCAAGAACCGAACGAGGGGTCTCTTCAATAGAGTGCGGGATTACGAAGAGGTGCAGTGTCAAACATACCTCCAGATGCTTGAAGACATTGAATACTGTCGCCTTGTTGAGACTTATGAGGGTGAATCCAAGTCATATCTCATTCAGAGGGACTATCCCAAATGGAAGGATGAGATCCTTCCCAAACTCAATAACTTTTGTGAACACTTTCACAGCCTCCTAAGTAGCGCTTAGACATGTAAAAATTAAGTACAAACATGCAAAGAATTCTCAGTCTCTTAATTATTGCAACAAACTTACTAATATTGTATGACTTGCACCAATTAAGAAACTTAATACACGATGGATCTACGGGAACTTTTTTGAATACATTTCTCATGGGTGTACTCATTGTTGTCACACTCATAAAGAAACCCTTTGAAGTTGTTGATTTACGCGTCACTAAAAATGTTGATCTAAAGTAAGATGACACCTATGAACATCAACTCAGGGAACAGGTCGGTTTCAAACCACCTTATTCCTTATAACGCCATGAACATCAACACAATTACCAACTCCATGTTAGGAAAGAGAAAGGCGGATAAAACTATTTACGAAAGAGCAAAAAAACGAAAGGATCTTAGTATGATTGCCGAAGTTGGAAGAATTACAAATGACAGAGTCAACATTCGTTTGCCAAAGAGAATTATTGATGAACTCAAAAGAATCAATAATTTGTCATCCACACAAAGATATGAATACGCGGGTAAAATTAGTTTTGAAACGAGTAGAACTGGATCAAATGAAGTAAAGTTTAACACACCTGGACGCCTTACTTCAAAAGAGAGGGGTAGAATTTCAGCTACTATCGTGGATTTAATTAAGAATTATTACATTACATACCATACACATCCATCTCCTACTTCCAAGATAAATAACAACGGTAATAACAATGGTCGCACCCGTTATTTCACATTACCAAGTGGTGCAGATTTTGAAGCTTATGTAAAAGGATATCCAGGTATGCAAGCAAATATAATTGCCGATGCTCATGGATACTATGTGATTGATATAATTGAAGCTGCGAACAAAGAAGCCAGACCAAACCCAAAAATGATTAACAGAGCCATGGAATGGATAAGATCCCTAAACTTTCTTAGAAGTCGTTTGAGAGTTGTTGACAATTACGAATATTTTGAATCTACTCTCACAGAATGGAAAAATGCGATCAACACTGAACTTAATCCATACATGATGAAACACTTTGGTGTCTCCATAAAATATTATGGATACAATGACAGAGAAACTGCTTTGGTGACCCTCAGGCGAAGTTAAACCACCCCATCTATTATTTATATCCATATATACTAGATGGTCATTACAAGCAAACTCAGAAGACACAAGATCATGGAGCGTGCTATGAGGGCCTTAATGGGTAATAATTTACCTCCAAGGTTCAAGTTCAAAGATACTTATGATTCTATTAAAGTACCTACAACCCATCATCAGCATTTACCCTCAAAGGCAACCCTAGAGGCCAAATTTGACGAGTTGATTGCCGAGGAAGATGTGGTAGCTCCTACAACACAAATAAATGCTGACATGGTTGTGTCATCCAATCTAGAAGTCGGAACCTCCAACTTGTTCGTGGACACCCAAACTGGAAACATTGGTATCGGGACGACGAATCCGAGTTTGAACCTCCACGTTATGGGGGGGATTAAAACTCAAAATAATGGCGTACTCACACCCCAAATTCAATTTGGATCGGGTGCTAATAATACAAATGGGTGGCTAGTGAGAGCGAATGTGAGTGATACATATGCGGGAGAATTTAGCATTGATCGCCAGGATAATTCAACAACTCCGAACAAATTTGTGATTAAAAACAACGGCGACGTCGGCATCGGGACGGCGAATCCATCAGGGGCGTTACATGTAAACGGTGAAAACATCTATATTTCGTCGGCGGCTGTTTCCAATTGTACCTGGAGAATTATGCCCCAAACGGGAAACACAACGAAACTATTTAGAATTTATGACCAAGATAATGCAGGTGATAGACTTGTTATTGATGCGTCCGGCAACGTCGGCATCGGGACGACGAATCCTGGGTACAAGTTAGATGTCGATGGTGACATAAACGTTACGGGTACGGGTAGCACATTTAGAATAAATGGCACTGCCCTCGCAAACTCTGCTACGATTGCGGCGTCTGCATCTGCCGGTAACAGTACCATTGTACAGAGACACTCAGCTGGATACATATTTGCGAATTATTTCAATACAACACCCAATGATGTCGCCTCTGGTGTTACAAAAGTTTGTGTAGAAACTGGCAATGACGGGTATATTAGACACGGTACGTCCGCTGCAATTTCAACTTTCCTCGGTCTCGCAAACTCTGCTACTATTGAGGCGACTACCGCAGATACAGCAAACAAAATTGCGCAGAGAAATGCTCAAGGTGATATACACGCTCGTTTATTCCGCTCGGATTATCCGTCTGAAACTCATAGTATCAACTCGGCGGCTTTTGCATACAGAGTTTCGACCAGTGATAATTACATACGCTTTTGTAATGACATGGGTGCTGTGAGGTCGCGTCTTGGGGCATATGGAAATGGTTCAAACATTACACGAACAGCACATAGTAATGGTTACATGATAGGATCTTATAATAGTGTTGGAGCCAATTCAACTAAGACAAACCCCATATACACGATAGGGTCTAATTACCAACCGTCTGATACATCTCTCGGTAATATGTATGGTATTGGATATTCACATGGTAACTTCACTTCAATACTCACGGGTGGGTGGGGTATGTATGTAGCGGCGGACGGGGATGCTCGTATTGGTTTTAATGGATCAAGTGGACACATTAAGTGTACGGGTTATGTCGACGCTGGAACCGAAGTATATTGTCAAAATTGGATTCGCACGAGAGGGAACACTGGACATTATTGGGAAAGTTCCTCAAATGGTCACGGTTGGCACATTTACCCTAAGACTAGAGCCGACATGTATTTCAGAACCGGATCCGGTAGCGGTGGAATAGCTGGAACTGTTGGTAATACCACGGTGCGTGGATATGTTCACTGGAATACATCTAACCAAATTGGGTTCTTGAACAATTCACGGGCATGGGCACTGCGTATGACATCCGATAAGAACTGTACTATTTTTGGTGGTTTGGAGTTGGGAACAGATGGTAAAGATTGGGGTTCTATGACGGCTTCGTACAACGGTAACATCAGAAAAAACTTTTGGATTCAATCCACGTACGGTGGAAACACATCCTCAAATTATGGATGGTGGATAGGTACACAAAATGAAACCCTCCACTCCGGTGACAACGATCTTCATTTTATATGTTTAAGAAATGGTTCGGCGACACACAATGGTTACATCCAGGATGGCTCATATAACGCACACATGAATTTTACCGGGCAACACAGGACATTTGTCAAGGATACACCAACCCAACAATTACAAGATAAAGAAGGACTCATAGTGAGTGCGGATCAAGATGAATACATTCGCATGAGTGGGGGTATCGCACATGGTAGCGACGCCATCACAATAAATGAATCTCTCCCAGTCGTTTCGTTATCCACAAAATCAAATGATAAGAAATGTTTTGGGGTACTGTCAACCACAGAGGATCCAGAAGGTCGTCAAGAAGTACATGGTAATTTTGTATCAAATTTCACAAAAGAAAAGGGTGATACGCGTATATATGTAAACTCAGTGGGCGAAGGTGCCGTGTGGGTAACAAACATAAATGGAAATCTTGAATCTGGTGATTATATCACGACATCGAATGTAGTAGGATATGGAATGAAACAAGATGACGATATTTTGCATAATTACACAGTTGCCAAGATTACAATGAACTGTGATTTCAATCCAAAAACTATCCCCAAAAAGAACATTAAGAAGAAACTCGCCAATGTGGACTACTGGGTAGAGTATGCTACAATAGAAATTACTGTGGAGGAATATGAAGCTCTCCCAGAAAATGAAAGGAAACGGGGAGATGAAGACAACGAAGATGAAGATAAATATTATAAAATTTACAAAAAAGAAATACAAATAGCTGATCCCGGGGACGATAAACATGTACACGAAGTTCACGAAGAATTCGTCAATGTCCTCGATGAACATGGTCAGCTGCAATGGGAGGACCATCCCACAGAAACAGAAAAAGCATATAAAATAAGATACTTAACGAGTGACGGACAAATAACAGATGAAGCAAATGCCGTTCATATAGCCGCCTTCGTCGGGTGTACGTACCATTGTGGATGATATTTTATAACCCCTTCTATTATTTATCTCCATATATACTAGATGGTAGTGACAAGTAAACATCGAACTCACAAAGTGATGGAGGCAGCCATTAGAGAGCTTATGGGTGCGGGAACTCCACCCAGATTCAAGTTCAAAGACACCTACGCATCCATAGAGTTCCCCTCGGGTTATACAATACCAGCCCAGGCAACCCTAGAAGCTAAGTACGATGAACTGTTAGCTCTGGAGGAGGATATACAGAAGACAGTCATGGAGGGGGACCTGGAAGTCGGAACCTCCAACTTGTTCGTGGACACCCAAACTGGCAACGTCGGCATTGGGACGTCGAGTCCATTACAAACACTTCACGTCGCCGGAAATGGTGAAAATCCTGTCATCTATATGGCTGATTCAACAAATACCCGTTATGCGAGTGGAATGGGGACGCACCACGTGGGGAATGAGGGTCAGCGCCTTGATTTTTATACTGGTGATAGCGGTGCTAACGGAACATCTTTAGGTTCGAGTCACATACGAATGTCTATCAAGCACAACGGCAACGTCGGCATCGGGACGGCGAGTCCAACTAAATCTCTCGAAATCGACGGTACCACTTTAAGGCACGCATACGAATACACATACCAAGATGCTTGGACATCAAATAACAATCAGACGTTCACCATACCCGTGACTGGTCTGAGTGCTAGAGGTGAAATGTTAGTCGAAGCCGAGGTCATACAAGTTGCGTCCAATTCAAGTGCTGAACGGTTCGCACGTGTGAAAGGTATCATTACAAATTACCACACGGGCACCTTTAACATGACGGTGTTCGAAGGTGAGAATGCGACCGCTTTCGAGACATACATCGTGGGAACGAGTGGGTTGGCCGCAGGCACTTTCACGATGAAGTACCAACCCCAAGCGGGATACCTACAAAATGTACTGTGTCGTCTAAATCTTAAAATATTCATAGGTGGGTTCACCAGTTCCTTGGGTTCTTTGACACGAACCGACGCGGGGAGTAATTCAGCTCTCACCGCACCAACACTTAATTCGGCAACAAAAATATTCGGCGGCAACGTCGGCATCGGGACGAATAATCCTCTATCACAGTTAGACATCAAGGCAGTGAAAGGTATAACTACAGCCGCAACGGTGAATGATTTATTTTCCAATGCGACTATCAGAATATCTGGATACGCTGAAAATCACGACGCTCTATGTATTGGTATGCTTGGTACAGATACATCAGGTAATAGTGGTAATAACCCTTATGCTTACATACAAAACATATGGGACACCCCCAGCACAGCGCGACCGTTACTCTTGAACCCCGCTGGCGGCAACGTCGGCATCGGGACGACGAGTCCATCAGGGACGTTACATGTAAACGGTGATAACATCTATATTTCGTCGCCGACTGTTTCCAATTGTACCTGGAGAATTCTGCCCCAAACGGGAAACACAACGAAACTATTTAGAATTTATGACCAAGATAATGCACGTGATAGACTTGTTATTGATGCGTCCGGCAACGTCGGCATCGGGACTCACCGTCCCGATGAAAAACTTGACATAAACGGGGGTAACATCAAATTAAGTGTGGGTAATTCATATGGTACTGATAGATATATATATACACACTGGGAAGACAGTCTAAATGACCATCAAATTGGTTTAGAATTTGATTACTACACGGGGAGTGGTGGCACTGGAACCACGCATTCTAGAATAAACTTTATTTCTAATGCTACTCGTGATACAGTCATAAACGGTACTGGAAAACAGGCCATGATGTCCGTACTTAGTAACGGCAACGTCGGCATCGGGACGACGAGTCCGGATGCTAAATTACACATCGAAACGTCTTCTACTTCCTCGGGTTCAGTTATGCGTGTAGATGCATCAAGTGTCACTAACACTGGATATTCGGAAATTCAAATGGTTGGACCCGGTCAAACTTCACAGGGACTATCTATATTTTGTAACGGTTCTGGTAGAACCACAGATGGTGGTGCGAGTGCTACAACAGTGCGCAATAATAATGGACCAATTATTTTAGGGAGCTCTTCTTATGTGAATAGGATTAGAAAACCCAAAGACGACGATTTTATATGTGGAAAATGGACAACTACTTTAGATGCATCCGCAGCTACTACAGTAATTACAAATTTAAGATCGTGTGTATCCACACCTTCGGCGGGTGGAACTAATATGTCGGGTAATATAGGTAGATTTACTGCACCGGAAGATGGGTATTACTTTGCATGTTGTCAAGTTCGTGTTGTAACAAGAAATAGTAGTAATTTACTTATTGTATATGATGCGGGTGGTACCAATTTTGCAACTAATAACCCAAATATTGGTACATATAATGAAATTATTGATTTACGCGGTGCTGATAATGTAGAACAGTCGTATAATATAGTTTTTGTTATGCACATGGAACAAAATAATTATATACAATTCAGAGTTCACTCCAGTGGTTATACTGAATCTTCTTCAAAAGTAATGCAATGTTATGCATATTTATTAAATCGAATATAATATTATAATGACACCCAAATATATTTTTGAATGTATTTCTAAACTTAGACCAAATAACACATGGCATCTATACGAAGAGGGTAACCCAATTCCAGAACAAAAATTGGAAAATGTTGTCTGGGACTCAAGTGAAATCACTACACCGACTTTAGAAGAAATTGAAGAATATTATACAAATGTTCACAAAAAGGAAAAATTAAAAGAAAATTTGAGGATTGAAAGAAATAAATTATTAAAATCGTCAGACAAATACACAATTCCTGATTGGCCCCACCCGACCCCCGAAGCGAAACAGGGTTGGTTGGACTACCGCCAATCCCTTCGTGACCTCCCCGCGAACACCACGGACCCGGAGAATCCAGTTTGGCCATCCCCTCCCTAAGTCCGTCCTTCCAACCTCAAAATCATACCAAGCCCAAAT